ACACCTTTTGTAAAACAATACAACTTTCCTTTAAGAGTTATTGGTTTTATCTTATTACTAGCAGGTGCTTACTTTAATGGTGGACTAGGTGTTGAAATGGAATATCGTGCTAGAATAGAAGAGATGCAGAAAAAGGTTGAACTAGCAGAGGAAGAGTCACGTCAAGCCAACATTCAAATTGAGAGAGTTATTGAACAACAGACAGTTGTAGTCAAAGAAGACACAGCAGAAACTCTAGCTGAAATAGAAAGACTCAAAGCAGAAATAAATGCTAACTGTGAACTAACACCTGAAATGATTATACTGTATAATAAAGGCATGGAGGGCAATGAATAATGTTTGAAAAACACGAATGGATTGCTGTCTTGGTTGTTGTTATACTTATTTTAGTATTATCAGCAGGAGGGTGGATATAATGAACAAAGAAGAATGGGGTATAGTATTAGTGATATTAGCAGTTGTTCTTGTGTTAACAGGCTGTGCTTCAACTACTGTTCCTGTTACTATGAACTTTCCACAAGCACCTGAGCCTTTAATGATGGAGCCCGAAACATTAGATCCACTGCCAGAAGACACTAAGGAAATGAGTGACTTGCTAGAAAACTCAACTGTAAACTATGGCAAATACAGAGAACTACAGATCAAGTATCAACTATGGCAACGCTGGTATAACACTAACAGAAGGATACATAAAGACACTACGGAGGGTAACTAGATGTTTGGAAAATTTTTATCTAATATCTTTGGTCCTAAGAAAGTAGTATGGACTAAAGCAGATTTAGAACCTAAAACAAAAATAGCACTAGAAAAGATTGGTCGTGATCACGGTATTGAATTAGATCGTAGACTTACAAAAGATAAACTTATTAAACAATTATTAAAGACACTGAATAAATGAATGCACAAGATCGTATAGAAAAGATTTCGTTGTGGATCAAAGACTATGCTGAAAAGAATAAAATTGAAAGTCTAGTAGTAGGGGTATCAGGTGGTATTGACTCAGCGGTGGTTAGCACCTTATGTGCAATGACTGGTATACAAACTTATGTATTATCAATGCCTATCAGACAGCGACAAGATCAACATGATCGTTCGATTGATCACTGTATTAAGTTAATAGAACGCTTTCCTAATGTACATTGGGAAACTATTGATCTAACAGAAACATTTGAAACTTTTGAAAAGTTATGGATGACGGACAATGGACTAGGTCTGGCTAACAGTCGCTCACGTTTACGTATGATGACTTTATATCAGATGGCATCAGAAAAGAATGGTATTGTTGTAGGCACAGGTAATAAAGTAGAAGACTTTGGTGTAGGCTTTTATACCAAGTACGGCGATGGTGGTGTTGACATTAGTCCTATTGCTGACTGTTTAAAAACAGAAGTATGGGACATGGGTAGAGAGTTAGGTGTTAGTCAAGCAATTATTGATGCGGCCCCTACAGATGGATTATGGGATGATGCACGTAACGATGAAGATCAATTAGGTATGACATACCCAGAATTAGAAGAAGCAATGGCATACGCTGAGTCAAACACAAGACCAGAAGATGCTAAAAAATTACAGAATTTATTAAAGTTTATGAGCATACAGGCTAAAGCACGTCACAAGATGGAGCCAATTCCTATATGTAAGTTAGGGGATTAACATGAAAAAGTTATTAGTATTATTTGCAATGGTTATGTCAATGGCTGGCTGTGCCACTCTTGACTACTTTGATATGGCACGTTTTGACAACAATGAATACTTACTTGCTGTCAATGTAAGAACACAGGCTAACCTAGGTGCTCGTAAATGTGGTACTCCAGAAGCAAACCACGAAGTTAGTTTGTTATGGTCAGACGCACTTAAACTTAAGAACTATGCAGAGTCAATTGACAACAACGAAGAAACTGTAACAATGACTACAGAGCTATTAGAGATTGTTAGAGGACTAGATCAACGTTACAACATTGATAAGAAAGAAGTTAGTATGAGTTATTGTACTAATAAATTTGGACTCATTGAAAAGAACGCAACTATTATCACAAATGTGGTTGGCAAAAAACCTAGATAATGGCCATTGGCAAATTAGTTTTTGCGCCTGTAACGCATGACTTTAATAGTTTAGAAACAACATTATTAAATGTTGAGAACTTTAATAGTGCTGTAAGTAATTGGAAAACTATAGACTATCACACATCTATAGAAGATCTAGAACTAAAAACAGAAAACGTTAATGAGCTACTTGATAATATCAACACTGTTGATTTTTTAGATATAGAAAACATCTACGCAACAAATCCAACTATCTTATTAAAAATTGCTTATTTAATTTTAACAGATTATGAGCATCTAGTTAACTCAAATAAAGATGTATTAACTAAATTATTTTTCAAAGCACAGTTTCAACACAGTTATTTTAATTATCAACCCAAAGCCAAAACAGATAAAAAGAAGTTATGGATTGCTGGATGTAGTTTAAGTGCACCTAACAATGTTCCTATTAACTCAGTATATCAAAAAGACTCTTATGTCAATGATAAAGAAAGATGGGGATATATTGTGTCACAGGAACTTGGTTATGAAGAAATGAATTTAGCTCGTCAAGGAAGTTCAATTCTTACTGCACTACAACAAATAATTAGGGCCAACATTGATTCTAACAACGATATCTTAGTTTGGCAAATAACCGCACTTACCAGACCAAATCTAATAGACCAGGAAGGGTATTTCAGACCTTTTGCTACAGATGTTAATTACATTAAAGATACGCTATCATCTAAATATCAAACTCATTTTCATCAGGAAATGTTATCGTTAAACTATATTCAAATGGGAATTGAATATTGTAAAAAACAAAATATAAAATTACACATTGTGAATATGTTAGGAAATACAATGTTTTTAGAAAACAGTGCGGTTGATTATTTAGATTTATATGGAACAACATATATTGATTATGGTGCAGATAAAATGCACCCAGGGCCAAAACAAAACGCAGAATATGCAAAAGAGATAATTAAGTATATACAAGGTGAATAATGGCAAACTTTTTTGAAAGTGGATTTACTGTTCTAAAAGAATTAGCAAAGGAGAAAAGAACTATGGACGCGATGCAAGAATTAAAAGAGTGGGTTGGCAACAACAACACTGAATTAGCAGATTGGGCCGCTGAGGCAGAAGCATACACAAATGATTTTAAATCAGGTGCTATGTCTGAAGATGAGTACAAAGAGCTAATGGAAGATTTAAAACGCAGTGAGAAAATATCACAAGCCGCTGATGACCTCGCTGTTAGATCAAGAGCAAACGAGTTACTTGACAATATTATTATTGCGGCAGGGTGTGTATTATAATGTCACGCAATAAAAAATTCTCAATGAAACAACTGGTATGGGACAAAATGGTAGTTAAAACTATCCGTGGTATCCTAAAATTACTTGGTCTTAAAAAGTAATTAACTAACCAAAATATCAAGGCAAGGGTTGATCTCTTGCCTTTTTTCTTATATACTTACAGTATGGATCCGTATGAAGTATTAGGCGTTAAACGCGACGCCAGTGAAACCGAAATTAAAAAAGCCTACAAAAAGCAGGCTATGAAGCACCATCCTGACCGTGGTGGTGACGAGACCAAGTTTAAAGAAATTTCTGAAGCCTACGAACGTATAACCAATCCGGATAAGTTTGCTGGAGAAGGCTTTGATGGTTTTTCAGAAACACCAAGAGGTTTTAGATTTACATCTGGTGGTAATATGGAAGATATATTTGAACAGTTCTTTAACTTCCATAGAGGTAATCCACAGCAACAACGTCAAGCAGTAGTACAAATGAGTTTATGGATTACATTAGAGGATGTGTGTTCTGGTGGCGATAGACTAGTTAGCATACAAACAAACGGTAAAGTAGAAGCAGTTAAAATTACAATACCTGTTGGTGTACAAGACGGGCAAACAATACGTTATCCAAAACTGGCACAAGGTAATGACTTAAACATTATCTACAGGGTACATCCACACAAACGTTTTCAACGTGTTGGAGTATTAGACTTATCAACAGTTGTTGATATAGACTTCTGGGATTTAATTTTAGGATGTCATGTACCTGTTAGACATATTAATGGTGATGAATTAATGGTCAGGGTGCCACCAAAAACAAGACCAAATGCTAGACTAAGATTAAAAGCACAAGGCATTCAAAAAGATAGACAAACAGGCGATTTGTATGTACAATTAAACGCAGTAATGCCTGAAGATATTCCTGATGATATTATACAAACATTACGGAAAAAATTAGGTCGATAAATATAGGTAGTTAAAGTAAGGACAAAGATGCAGAATAATCCAGAAATTGAACAAATATTAGATAACGCAATAAAATTAGCAAAAACTCTTAAACACAAATACGTCACAGTTGAACATTTATGTTTGTCACTTATACGTTTTGAACCATTTAAGAATTTATTAACAGACTATGGTGTTGATGTTACTCAAATGGACAAAGACTTTGAGGATTGGCTAAAAAGTGTTGTCAGTATTGAATTTAAAAAAGGCGCAAAAGGCACACCTAAAAAGACCAACGGTTTAGAGCGTGTGTTTAATCGTGCTGGTACACAAGTCTTATTCTCAGGACGTAAGAGTGTAAGCACCATTGACTTATACTTGGCTATTATGAGTGAAACACATAGCCACGCACACTACTTCCTACTCAAGTATGGCATTAACAAAGTTGACTTTGTAGAGTTCTGGGGTAAAAATTATCACAACGATATTACTCCTAAGATGAGTGAAAAAGAAGCAAACGCTTTACTCGAAGAACATTGTATTAACCTAACACAACTAGCCAAAGATGATAAGATTGAACCTGTTATTGGTCGTTCAAAAGAACTAGAAGACATTGTACACGTATTGGCTAAGAAGTTTAAAGCAAACGTATTGTTAGTTGGTGATCCAGGTGTAGGTAAAACTGCTATTGCAGAAGGACTTGCTTTACAAATTAATAACAACAATGTACCTGAGTTCTTACAAGGACACGAAGTATATTCATTAGAAATGGGTTCACTACTTGCTGGTTCAAAGTATAGAGGTGAGTTTGAAGAAAAAGTTAAAGAAGTTATTGAAGCATTAGAAGCAAAACAAAACTGCGTATTATTTATTGACGAAGCACATCAAATGAAAGGTGCAGGATCAGGTGGACAAAGTTCAGTAGACTTTAGTAATATGATTAAACCTGCTATTTCAAGAGGCATGTTAAAAGTTGTTGCTTCAACTACTTGGGAAGACTACTACGAGTCATTTGAAAAAGAACGTGCATTAATGAGACGTTTTTATCGTATTGCTATCGACGAACCAGACACAGCATCTACAATTAAAATCTTACGTGGTGTAAGTAATCGTTTAGAAACATTCCACGATGTTAAAGTTGATCAGTCAGCTATTGATACAGCAGTTAAAATGTCAGACAGATACATACACGATCGTAAAAATCCAGACAAGTCAATTGATTTAATTGATGCGGCCTGTGCTAAAGCACGTGCTAAAAGTGCCAACGGTTTATTAATTGACAAGGATAGAATATTAGAACAAGTTGCTAAGGTTGCTAAAATACCTTTAGACAGACTTAAAAACGAACAAAATGTACAAGTTAAAAAACTTGACTTTAATGTTAAAAACAAACTGTTTGGACAAGACGAAGTTGTTGATTCTGTATTAGATAAACTGTACGTTAGTTTTGCAGGTATTAACACAGATAAAAAGCCGATGGCAAGTTTCTTGTTTTTAGGTCCAACTGGTACTGGTAAAACAGAACTAGCAAGACTATTAAGTTCTAACTTAGACATGCCTTTATTAAAATACGACATGTCAGAGTTTCAAGAACGTCACAGTTTATCAAGTTTAATTGGTGCTCCTCCAGGCTATGTAGGCTTTGAAGATGGCAACGTAGGTGGTGGTAAACTTATTAGTGACTTAACTAAGAATCCATATTCAATTATCTTGTTTGACGAAATTGAAAAAGCACACCCAGACATTTCAAACGTTCTACTACAAATGTTAGATGAAGGACGTGTTACTGGACAAAATGGTAAAGAAGTTAAAGTTAAGAACTGTATTATTATCTTAACATCAAACTTGGGTTCACAAGCAAGTGATAGTCTTAAAGTAGGTTTTGGTGATCAAGTTAAAACTGGTGAAGATGATAAAGCAGTTAAAGAATTCTTTAGACCTGAACTGCGTAATCGTATTGATATGATTTGTAAGTTTGACAAACTTGATACATTGGCTATTAAGAAAATTGTTGTTAAGTTCTTAGATGAAATAAAAGAATCAACTAAAGAAAAAGCAATCACTCTACAGTTTACAGAACAACTAGTAGAACACGTTGCTACAACAGGTTACGATGATAAAATGGGTGCAAGACCATTACAACGTAAGATAGATGAATTAATCAAAGTTCCTTTAAGTAAGAAAATCTTATTTGATGATTTGAATGGTAAATCATTGACATTAGACTGGCGTAACGATGAACTCGTTATAGAAGGTAACACGCCTCAAATACCACCT